ATTTTAACATGATCGAGGTTGAGATCTATTTCAGTGTATGATTCACAGTCAACACATTTTATCTTTAGAGAAGTACTACCACCTACCGACACTGCTCTTAATTTTAAAAACACAAATTCAAGATCAAATATTGTGAGTGTGTTTGCATCTACATTTTTAAAGGTGCAAATATTAATAATGTCCCGTATTGCTCTAATCATTTGATTAGAATTCTCAGACTCAAGAGCCAGAACTAAAATCTTTTCTTCTTTTACCAAATATGGTCTGTATTCAATATTCTTACCTGTAGACGGTATTGTCAATTGGTATTTTGGTGCTGTAATTACTGGTAAAGCCATGATATATCCTCAAAATATAGTTATTTAAAATAAATCTTTCACACTGTTAGTCAATGTTTTTGTGTTATCGGTTAATGATTTGCCAATGTTGGTAACAAGGTCTGTCAATCCTTCCTCTTTAAAATTTTTGTAAGTTAAAGTTACGGTCAATTTCTGTACCGTGTTCTCTGATGCGGTGCTTAATTCTATGGCATTCACAGTTATAGGATAAGCATCTATAAGACGAACATTGTATATAGGTGTTCCATTCTTGCTCATTTGAATAATATTAACATCTTCTACAAAATCATTAAGATATTTTGCTCTGCTTGTATCAAAATCAATTATATTAGACATCCAATTATCGAAGAAGCGCTTCATGCTATAATCTTGTGTTAGAATAAAAGTAAATGTAACATCTTCATTAATGAATCCGTATGGTACTTTCTTTGCATTTGAATTCCAAGTAGAATAATCGTTAGTTGCAATGCTTCTGCCAGGAAGAGAACACGACTCACAAAGAAATGAGACATCCCGTGGATCGTTATAGACTTGTGTTATGTCTGTATTACCTGCAAGCACACTTGCCCCAATAGCGTTAAGATCTCTATTGATAAAAGGTTGACTCATGTAAATACCAAACATGTTGGCCTGAGCAACTCCACCTTTCCTACTTATAGCAGATTTCAGTGCATCGATTGAATGACCTGTTGCATCTCCTGTATAATCTCTTACCTGATTAAATATACTCATTTTGCTGCTTTCCTCGAATCGGACCAAACTCTACTATTCTTGGCTTTCTTGAAACTTTCTGTCGGTAGGAAAATACTTAATTCCCATTCACTGGCCTCGACCAACGCCACAGGTTTCTGTACTTGACTTGTAAGATAATGCTTTAAACAAGGTTTGAATAATTTGAACCTTTGTACTCCTGCCAATAATTCATACGTCAACTTAAACTTAGTCGTTTCGTCGAATCTCTTATTTGAGGCTATAGTCAATAACTCATCAAACAATTTGGCACGCAACGTAGGTGGTAGATAATGCAGATTAAGCCCGTAGAAGCCGTCTGGTGCGGGCCCTACCATAATTGCTAGAGGAAATGCATCATAATAAGGAAGTGTTTTACGATGTTTGGGATTATAGAAAAACATATAAAGATTGCCTACACCAAATCTTTGTCGTTTCTGCAATCTTTCATCCTTAAGCAATTGATTTCGATTAATCGTGCCCATATCTTTGATACGATCACGAAACCACTCATTGGATTCTTTGGTGCGCGCTGTGATTCCTTTTCTAAAGGCCGCGGATTGTAGTTTGTCGAATAATGAACTCATATTGTTATTTTATTGCCATTGTAATCGTCCACAAAATGGGTTTGTTATAAATAATAGAAACGAATCGGAAGGTGGTTGAAGAACCTTCCGATTCTATCATCACAATAACTGAGATATTGAAATGCATAATTCTATTTATACCTATCACTACACCTATCTAATAACTAATTTGCATCCCACAGATAGATGTCGATATTACATCGGTGTCAGATCTTGTAAATGTTTACCTGAAGATGATCCATATATGGGTTCTTCAAAATATCTTGATGAGTCCATATCAATACAAGGTATGTTATCTTTCGAAAAGATCATCATTTCAATATTTGATACGAGAGACGAAGCTTCCCAGAATGAAATAGATCTTCATAATGATCATAATGTATCAAGAAATCCTTTATTTTATAATAGATCTAAAGCAACTGCATCGGGGTTTAATACCTTGGGCACACCTCAGTCCGTGGAACATAAAAGAAAGCTGTCATTATCAAGGACAGGTAGAAAGCGATCAGACGAAACAAAAGCTCGTATGAGAATTGCTAAGTTAAATATGTCCGACGAAACAAAAGCGCGTTTACACCACGCCAAGTCAGACGAAACAAAAGCTCGTATGAGGACTGCTGCGTTAAATATGTCAGACGAAACTAAACGGAAAATGTCGATAACGAGAACTGGTAAAAGACATTCTGAGGAAGCCAAGCGCAATATGTCAATAGCATCGAAAGGTAAAAAAGCATCAGAGGAAACCAGACAAAAGATGTCAATGGCCAGAATCGCGTATATAGCGCGCAGAGCAGAAGAGATATACACATTAATCAATATATCGGGTGCCTCATTTTCTGGCACTAGAGCGAAGATGGTAGCAGATTTAAATCTATCGGAATGGCAGATTAGCAGAATTTTAAACAGGCCTAATTATAAAACCAGATCTGGTTGGACATTAAAACTATAGAAATTTGCTTCAGATAATGGTTGACAAATGTTAGTTATTGTGTTATAATAATTAAGTTCTGCCGAGGCAGGTTGGTATGTGCTACATAATTTTAATGCCAAGAGACTTAAGTTCGATCTCTGTCCATATAAAGAATACACAGTCATTGTCTAACGCAAATTCAGAGGCAGCATTCCATTTAGACATATTCTTTGCATACGTCATTGATTCTCGTATATATTTTTTAGTACGTCTTACCCCTTTTTTGGGTGGTTTAGTTTCTTTGTTTGGTTTAATTTCTATTAGATACTTCTTTCCTTTCGTGGTCTCGAACCAAAGATCGACAAAATATCTATGCCTGCGCCGGTCGGTAGCACATGTATAAGGAATTACCACTTCTTCTGAATTCCAAAACTTAATGTCTGGATTCATATCCAACCATTTGAACGCAGCATTCTCCCAAGTTGATCGGTATACTATCTTGTTCCAGTCACCCTTATATTTATTTTTATTAATAGGTACAAACTTTCCGCTATAAGCCATATATAAATAAACACATACAAAAAAGTTATTTATAAGGTAACCACCTCATGGCAGAAACCACAATACACAGATTTCCTTCGGACTTAGGAAAGATTCATCCCTTTATTAAGTTCAAGATTATCGATGCAGATAAGGTAGAAGAAATAAACTTTCACATGCCTATAGGTATTGCATTTGCAGATGGCGCTGGTTATGGTACAATGAATCTTGGCGCAATAGGTAGTGCTGTGCTTGCAGGTGGCGGTATTGGAGATTTTGCCAAGGCAACTGGTAGTGCAATTTCTGGCGCAATGAGAAATCTAAAACAATCCTCGGGTGGTAATTGGGGATCTGCCATTGCGGCAACTGTTCTTGCTAATGTGGTCCCTGGCGCTTCATTTTCTTCTGCAAGAGAAGTTTTCTCCTTTGCTAACAAAAAGGTAATGAATTCTTATACCAATGTTACATTTACAGGCATCACACCTAGATCTTATTCTTTTGCATTTAAATTGATTGCAGTTAATGCAGACGAATCAAAAGTGATTACCTCTATTATTAATGCGTTTAGACGTAATATGTACCCGAAAGAACAAGACGCTTTTATACTTAAATATCCTTCTAAGTTCGAAATATCATTCTTCAACGGCGAAGACGAAATGGAACACATTTCGAAAATTTATGAAACCTACATGACTTCTATGAATGTTTCATATAATCCAACGTCTAGTGTGTTCTTCGAAAATGGTGAGCCAAGCGAAGTTGATGTTGCAATTTCATTTCAAGAGACTAGATCATTATCACAAAAAGACATTGATAATCTTGAAAAATATAAGGTTCGTTCTTATGGCGCTAAAAGGAGTTAAATAATGTCATTTTTTAAACCATTTCCATACACCAAATATGAATTCGGTACCGATAGTGTTAAGACTAACATCAAGGACATTTTCCGATATATACATGTTCGTGAAAATATAATCGATGATGCCAATGGTTACAAATATTATCAGATACACGATGGCGAGAGACCTGATGTTGTATCATATAAGTTATATGGAACTCCTGACTATTACTGGACTTTCTTTATCGTTAATGACACGCTACATGGAGGATTGTCTGGTTGGCCATTGTCTTCACAGGAATTTGAAAAATATATGGATGAAGAGTATGCCGGTGTTGTGATAAGCGCTTTGCCTACAATACAAAGAAATTCCGATCAATTGATTACTAACTATCTGGATAGTGTGGCAGGTCGTTTCACCATTGGAGAAACAATAACGGGTAGTTTGTCTGGCGCTACAGGAAAAATCGTGGCCAAGAACTCTCGATATAATCATATCACATTAGAGAACGTCACAGGGTCATTTAAACCTGGGGGAGCAACAGGGGATCCTGAGAACGTACAAGGGGAAACTTCATTAGATTTTATATCGTCATGG